ACGATCTTGTCTGTTATTATCCATTTGCATTCTCCAATTTTAAAGTTTCTCTTGCATATTGTTCCGGTGTTAAACCAAATTTCTTGGCTAACGCTACTTGTGTCTTTGTCAGACGCACTTTTTTAGGCGCGGTGCTACGCGTTGCCGGGGCAACTACAGTCGAAGGTTTTGTGCGCTGGGCGGGTTGGTCCTCGTCTAGCGTTGCATCCCCAAAGTTTTCTGGGAATCGTTTCTGCATCGTACTATCAATACGACGGTAATATTCATCAGAAGAAGGACTGATCCCACTCCTAACTAATTTTTCATGTAAGCCTAATGCAAGGCTCGTCATTTCTTCATCTTTGCCAAACCATTTGTTTTTATCTTGCCAAGCAAGAGCTCTATCATCAGGTTTTTGAATCTGAGTTTGATTTTGTTGTATATATACAGGATTTTCTGTATCTTGTAAAGCACTTTTAAATCTAGGCTCATATTGTTTAGCTTGAGACAGTTTAAACTGAGCATCATTCATCTTTTGTTGTGCGTCAATTATACTCTCTGTTTCACCTGTATCATAGGCTTTACGGTAAGATTCTTTAGCTAAAGCAAGTTCGCTTTCAAGTCCATTTTTAAGTGTCTCAATATAAGTTGATTCACCTGACTCTAAAGTAGTTTTAAGTTTTTTATTTTCATCCGTAATTTGTTGTGCATACCTAATAGCTTCTTGTCTTTCACGGTCTGCAGATTCTTTCTCACGTCTTTCGTCGTGCCAAGCTTTTTTAAGCTGAGCCATACGGTCTTTAACTCTACTAGAGTAATTTTCTAGTGTGTCATTTTCAAGCTCTTCAACTTTTTCTTTAGGTAAAGGTTCTTTGCCTCTATCAGCAACTGGAATATCGTCTTCAATTTCAAGATCAATATCATCAGCCTTTGTTTCTATTTTAATTTCATTTTTTTCTTTTTGAATGAAAACTTCTTTTTCATCAGGTAATTTACTACCTGGAATATCTTCATCATCTGGGTATTCAAATACAATGTCACCATCTTTTACGTCAGCCATATATTACTCCTTATGCGCGAGTGTAGCCACGAGGATCAGCAACAACCCCCTCAACTGTATCGTCGTTAATAATGCGGAATTCTCTTCCGTGAATTTTAAATCTAGTGCCTGCGTATGCACGCGTTAAAACAAAATCACCTTCTTTACACCATGGACCTGTAGGAAATCTTGCTTCATCTTTATAAGCTAAATCACCTACTTTTACTACAAATAAAACTACAGTTGAATGTTCTTCTATAGTTCTAGTTGAATCTGCTTTTACAATACCGCCTTGATAAGTTTCTGAAGCATCTGGAATTGCACAAAGTATTTTATATCCTTTAGGTTCTGGTAACTGTAAACCCCGTTCTTCGATAGGTATATCTTCTATTTCTACTGCATCTAACGATGGAATATTAATTGGTCGCCCAGCGGCATCAACTAAATTTTTATTCATTGTGAGTATTTGTTCACTCATTTGAATTCTCCATATTATCTATGATGTCGGCAATAATACCTTGTATAGTATCGCAAGCTCTTATATATCCTACAGCAGATTGATAATGTGCATAATCTTTAGCAGAACCGTCAGCAATCGAACTTAATATATCTTTGCGTTTTTCAGCTACTTTGTTGACTAGTAGTTCTAACGTTGGGTCTATCATTTACTACTCCTTTGGTTGTTGTTGATTCATTTGTTGCATCTGTATAGCTTGTTGTCTTCCAGCTTGTTCTTTTTGGTGCTCTAATTGATTATTATCTCTAACTGCTTCTATACCAATTTTTGTACCTTCTAGTAACTGTTTAGCTTCTAGCTCTTTATTATCTTTTACAGATTGAGCCCCTAATTGAGCACCAGCGATACGTTCTTGTGATTCAATACGCATCTTATCAAGTTCAAGTCTAGCTTGATCTGCTTGAATATCTGCCATAGTTTTTTGTGCTTTGATTTGAATATCTTGAGCTTTAAGTTGTAACTCTTGTTGTTGCATTTGGATAATTGGATCTTGAGCTTGTTGTTCAGCCTTTTGTTGTTGACCTTCTGCTTGATCTTTAGCCAATAGTTTTTGTGCTGCTTCTGCCATGACTTTAGATAATTCAAACTCTACATCTTCTGGTAATGTTTCATCAGGTTTAGGTAGTGGAACACCTAATTGTTCTTCAAGTTGTTTTCTATATTCAAATGCTACGTGCTCATTAATGTGTGCCATAGCTGCAGCTTGAATTGCACCTGCTTGTGGGTTTTGACCTACCATTTCCATAATTTTAGGATCTTGCATAGCAGACATATGTACTTGAATATGAGCTTTATGATCTTGATAAATAAACGCTTTAACCGGTTTACCATTAATAATATTCATATTTTCTGATACAGGATCTTTTGGTTTTTGGTCATCAGCTGATGGTATAAGTTTTCCAATATTTTTAACACCAAGTACTTCTAGCATTTGTTTATTTAATTCTACTTGGTCATAAATTTGTGGACTAGCTGCTGCCATCTGCATCACGGCTTGATACTGAACTACTTTTTGTGACATAGTTGCAGCATTAGGATCACTAACTGGAATGACATCTACATTATCGTAGTCAGATTGTTTAGCGCGTCTACTACCTACTTCAGGCTCATATGAATACTCTGTTGGAGTGTAATCACGAATAATACCTTTAAGTAATTTAAACTCTTGTTTCATTGCATAGTAAATACGAGCTTGAACTGCGCTCATTACTTTCAATGTTCTTTCAAGAATTGCTAATGTAGTACCTACTGGAGAATTAGCAGACATATCAGATACTTTCATATCAGCAGCTGATGCAAAACGTCTACCTTCTTCAATGATTTGATTCATTAGTTGGTTTAGAACCATACTAGGTTCTTTATAAGGAAGTGGTAAGATATTGTCACGCACTGCACCTGATGGTATATCTACATCACGCCATTCACCTGGAGCAATCGGAGTGTCATCGCCTTTAATGCGTAACCCACGAGCCTTTAGACCACCAGGAAGATTTGATAATGTACCCGCATCAACTAACTGACGAAGAATCATTGTACCTGATTTAGCAAATGCACCAATTAGGTGGATTAAACCAAAACAGTAGAAACCAAAACCTGGAATATATCCATAGTGCACAAAGTGTTGGCGTTTAGCTTTTAATTTATCATCAGGATTCCAATTACGACGAATTGCTAATATAGTGCCTGTACCTTTTTCAATCGTTATCACATAAGGTAACGCAATTCCATTTTCACTATCACCGTTTTCTAAATCAAGATTAACATGCATCTCAAGGATTTTATATCTGTCATCTTCTGTTGGATTAAATCCTAGCTTCTCTGCAATTTTCTTTTCAGCTTCATCAATATCTAAGAATGGTTCACCTAAATCTATATCACGATAAAAACCTGAAACTTGTAATCTGTGTAATTCATTTTTTGTTTTACGCATAACATGTGTGACACGCTCTGCTGTTTCTAAATTAGATGCGCCATATGGAACTACGATATCTTCAGCAGGAACATACATCGACACTTGACGTTCAATGTTAGGATCGTAATAAACTTTTTTAAATGAGTTACCGGATAAACCTAGTCCCCATAACATGCGTTCATGCTCAGGTCTATACTCAGGCATCATATCCGTGAGTTGATAATTCATATCATCTTTTACACGCTCGGCAGCATCTTCTTTTTCTTTTGTTTGCTTACCAATAATTACTGTTTTAACTGGGCCTGCCGCTGGAAATGTCTCCATCATAGTTTCAGCTTGGAATTTAACCAGCGCTTCTGTCATTAAGGGGTGGTACACATTGCATGCCCCAGGCCACGGTTCTGTTCTGTCTTCTACTTTAAGACCTAGTAACTCTAAGCCATCCACATAAGTAGTTAACCAATCTTTTCTTGAATTAATATCAGCATCGTATTCACCCATTAAATCACCTGACAATTCAGTCAACTGACCCTCGTCCATATCTTCTGCTAAGTTATCATTAAACTCATCATCATTTTCTTTACCAGGCACAATAGTAATTTCCATACTACCATCATCAAGCGTTACACTTTCTGGGTTTTCAATTTCAATACTTAACGCCGATGTTTCTGGATTTTGTGGGTCCTGATCTAATCCCATCGGAGCTTGGTATACACTTTTATCTATATTAGTTGCCATAATTTAATCCTTATATTGCATATAATCTGTTTCGAGAACTTCTAAATCCTGGTATATCTTCTGGCTCATCATTTGGTAACCTAATAAACCCACCTTGTCTAAATCTCATTAATGCAAGTGTTGTACTATCTACAAGGTCGTCATTAGCACCACTTGGAAAATCATTACACTCTTCTATTACTTCTTTAGCCCATCGTCTGTCAGGTGCCCACACAATTCCGCTTCTGAATAAATCTGATACTGCATTGACTCGGCTAATCTTATCTTGCCCTTTACCTGGTGTAAATTCACCAACAGGAATACCCATACGTCTAAACTCTTGGTAGAGAGCCGCCCCGTTTGATTTCTTTTCTACTAAAAACGAATCAGGTTCCCACTCTTTATACTCTTCTATACATAGTTCTTTAAGTTCAGGAAACTCTAGTCGTTTCTTAATTGAGTTTAACAGTATTATATTATAGTTATTCGTTTCTTCGTTAAAAAAGACGCCCCAAGTGGTGAGCGCATTGTAGTCCGCTCTATTATTTGCCTCCTGGGCAGCATCTAAACTCATAATTGTAAATTCACAATCAGGTGGATCTTCTTCTTCCCATATCTTCCACCATTCTCTTTTTATTAATGCACCTTCTTCTGATACTGGATTTTGTAAATACTGTGAGTTCCAATATCGTACATCTAGTGCAGCTTTCTTGCTAAGTAATTCTTCTAAACTCCAGAACTCAGGCCATAATGGTTTTTCAGTTCCGTCTTTCTCTTGCACAATGGCTGGAAATTCTACTACCTCCCACTGATCTACTTCTTCATTCTTAACCATCTGGTTCACAATCTGACCTGTCAGATCAAGTTTAGACCAACGTGTCATCACTACAATAATCGCACCGCCCGGCATAAGACGTTGAAGAGGGCCAGACTGAAACCACTCCCAAGCAGGGAGAAAAACATCAGCTCTTCCAAGTTTAGCATCCTGTTCAGAGTGTGGGTCATCAATGATAAACAAATCAGCCCCGCGACCAGCGAGGGCACCACCAACACCAATTGCAAAATA